ACCAGCACCACCACCTCCTCCTTGACCTGCACCGCCACCACCTCCACCAGCCACGACCAATACACTTGCTGACAATGCACTTAATGGGCTTAATGCACCAGAAGAAGTAAAAGTATGGATATATTTACCGCCTGAAATGGTAACAGTTCCACCACCAAATAATTGAGTTGCAGATGTGTAGGAGATGATTACGATTCCTGAACCACCGTTACCACCAGCTTGGGCAGTACTGCCACCTGGATTGCCACCACCAGTACCGCCACCGCCACCGCCTTTATTTGCTGTACCAGCAGTTCCTGGAGTTGAAGCGTTACCACCACCAGCACCACCTCCGCCATTACCTCCGCTAGAAAACGATGAACTATTATAAACGCCACCACCGCCACCACCAGCATAGTAAATTCCTGAGCTTGCAGGATATTCAATACCAACACCACCAGCACCACCATAAGGAGTGGTTGAATTTTGAGCTGCACCGCCTACACCACCAGCACCGCCACCACCACCGCCACCAAAAAAAGAACTATAAGCTGAATTTCCTCCAGCAGATCCTTGACCAGAAGTTCCAGTTCCAGGATAACCAGTAGACGAATTTGCGTTTCCAGTACCACCCGCACCAGAACCACCGTTGCGTACAGAGCCGTTATAGATTGAGTTACTGTTCGGTGCTGCTCCGCCACCAATAGCAGTAGCTAACGCACCAAAAGTTGAATTTCCACCAGCGGTGGCATCAATACCGTTATATAAGTCACGGTCAAATGCACCACCGCCTATACCACCAGCGCCAATAGTTATTGTGTAAGATTGGGTTGGATTTAAAGAAGTTGTGCCTGTTAATAAACCACCAGCTCCACCACCACCAGTAGCAGCGTTAGGCGCACCACCACCACCGCCACCACCCCCACCAGCAACAACAAGGAAGTCAACAGTAACACCGCCACCAGAAGTCCATCCGAAAGCTGCTAAGGCTGCTGCACCAATTTTAGATAAGCGTGGCATCTATTGACCTATGCAAATTTAGTTTGAGCTGCTAACACTGTAAATGCTGCACTTCCTGTTTTGATAATGACATAAGTATAGGAATCAACGCTACTAGCATTTCCGCTTGTTGGAGCAGATCCACCTTGCCATTTAGGGGTAACAGAGCTTCCATCTACTTGAACAACTGAGTTATAGTACGCAGTATTTCCCTGTGTAGCTAAAACAGTACAGGCAACGGATGTATTGTTAGACATTACATTATTTAATGATGTTGCTGAAGTACCCCTAAAATTAACCGTAAAGTTTCCAGTAGCATTAGAAGTGAGATAAAGAACAGCGTTATTAAGCAAATCCATGTTAATGGTTGCGTTAGCAGCAGTAGCCGTAACATTGGCTGGCTCTTGAATAGTCGTAATGGTGACATTAGTTAGCGCTAAATTACCAACAGAGGTCGTAGCAGAACCAATGGTCACAGCCGTATTTCCAAGCGTCATATTGGAAGTACCGCTAGATAAGGTTACATTGGTTAAGGTTAAGTTACCGACTGTAGTTGTGGTATTACCTAGTCCAATTGATGCGTTACCTAATGTTGCTACGGTATTAAAGTTAGCATCTAGTTGGGATAATGGAATTGATGTAGTAGCATTTCCAAAAACATATGGTACTGGCATATTAAAACCTCACTCTTAATTCATGTTCAAGTTCAAATGTGTTGACCACAAATCCAGCCGAGTTGGATGTCATGGTTAACCCTAAATACTTTCCCCATTGTTGTGCATCTGACTTATAAAGCTGATAGCCAGTTCCATATCCACCTATCCATGATATTACAGTAGAACTGTTATTTATCCAAGGGATTGTAATGTTGCTATTGTTGTACCAAGTAATAAAATTACCCAAAAGATAGACAGGACTAGATCCAGATTCCGAATCAACAGTCACATCTAATGCAGCTCCCTGGGTAAGCGTTGCTTCAATACCAAATTTTAATGCTTGTTTGGTACGAATTGGATCGGTTAATGGCAATAATGCCGTTCTTATACGGCTTGTAATACCGTCTGTAGAATTTGCATACAAACGGTATAAGCTATTGCCAGAAGTTCCATACATTAAGATCTGACCCGCTTCTGGAACAGAAGTAATGTACTTAATATCGTTTCCTTGACTAGAAATAAACCACTTCTTTTCAAAGAAAACAGCTTGGATATACCGATAACTATTGGTAAATGTTGAATCAAAGTATCTGAAATTAAAGGCAGCGCAAAGAATATTATTTAATAAAACCTGACCAGCGTAAACTGGGTTTGTAAAGTCGATATTAGGGAAAATCCCATCTAAAGGATCTGATAATTTAGATGTTGTTGAACCGACTAAGGCATATACACCATAGTCATTCATAAATAAAACGGATCTAAAGTACGGGAATATAGCGTTTTTTAGCTCTGAACCAACGGATGCGCTCACATTGGTGTTTGTAAATAGAGTAAGACCATTAGTAGTAACCCTAACATCCGAGAACACATTGATGGAATTGTCACCAAAAATGTACAAAAAGTTGTTGGCGCTTAGTAGCTGAATAATGTTGCCATGCAGCGTAGAATCGGTAAGGGTTACTGATCCAGCAGAAACGCTTGTAAAGTCGCTATACGACCCCGCAGCGCTATAATAGACTGATCGACCAGCCGCAATCCAAACACGCCCTGAAAAGCTCGCTATGCCCACATTAGGCTCAGAATTAACGATGGCTTGCAATACAGCGCCATTACCGCCACCGCCTGATACCGTTGCAGTCACATTGGCAGCGTTAGTGTAGCCTGATCCTTGGTTAGTCATAATTACCTGGGTAACCACATTGCCAACCACAATTGGTACGGCTGTTGCTCCAGCTCCACCACCACCAGAAATAGTCACAATGGTATTGGCTGCGTTGGTATAACCTGAACCTTCATTAGTAACGACTAAAGATAAAGTTCCAGTTTTAAAGCTAAATAATTGGGCTACAGCGTTAGCTCCAGTACCACCCCCGCCACCACTAAAGGTTACGGTTAAATTGGCTGCATTGGTGTATCCAGTACCAGCATTAGAAACCGATACAGATGTAACTACATTACCTGTTGAGATGGTGGATGTAGCATTAGCCCGTTCCCCGCCAGTTTGATCTGAGCCACTAATGGTAACTGTTGGAGCTTCGGTATAACCAGATCCCTGATTAACAATTCCTATCACTCCTACTGATCCGATAGTTACAACATTATTGCCATCCCAATTAAAGTACCCTTTTGTCGGATCAAGGATGAGCATACGCTCATTGTTCCATTGGGTAGTGTTTATTCCTGTTGAGCTAAAAGTGCCAGCAGCAGCCACATTGCCAAAGGTATCAGTATTAATGTTGAAATACTGTGCAGATCCATCTTGCATAAAGGCTACAACATAGTCATTTAGCCCAATATTGATATTGGTTAAATGTGTAACGGTATTGGAAAAAACTACCGCATTACCTCCAAAATCCGTAACAGCCTGGCTGTTGGGAATAATCTTAATGTTGCCATAGCCAATTGGTTGGGAGTTTTCTAGCCAGGCAAACTCGCTCTCATCAATGGCTGTACGATTAGCTTTGGTGTTTAGCCCTCTAAACTGTTTAATAACGGCATAGGACTTTTTCTGTTCCGCTGCTGCCATGGCTAGTAAGGTGAGCTATAAGGTGTTGGGATTCTACGGGTAAATACCGAGGTAAGAACCGCAGAAGTTTGCTTGTTGTACTCTTGTTTATAAATCTCAGCTTCCCCGTAACTTTGCTCATAATACTTAGCTAAGTAAGCTGCGTAGAACTTAACCGAGGTAGTGTAAGGATCTTTGATGGTATCTACTTCAGAGCTAGTTACAAGGGGTAATGGCAGCACAACCGTATCAATTTCTAGCTGATAGGCTTCGTCTGGAATTGGTCCAATGTAAATATTGCTCTGTCCATAGTTGCTAAATGCCAAAGGTCTGCCAATGTAGTTTTGCCAAAAGCGTAAGCGCACATTGAAATCTGACCAAGCCAAGTAATCCAATGGCACACGGGTGTTACCCCAGTAAAGATTAATATTAATAATATCAAGCGTTCTGTCGCCAGATGGCATTGCTGCGTAGTAAATATTCTCGCAATTGCCAACATAAGTAAGTCCACAAGTACCGTTTAAAAACTGGGTAGATGGTGGGTAATTGGTAATATTGTTCTGTTGGCTTTGTGGGTACGGTGGAGGTGTAGCATCCGATGTACCAGCCAAAGTTACTTGATAAATAAAGATATTACTAAAAATAAAATCATTCAAAGCATAGGCAGTATTAGCTTTCCATGCTGTAGGATTAGTTGGTGTTGTTCCATTTAATGCTGCGGAAGCGGGAACTTTAGACGGAGTTTGTACAATCTGGATTGTCCTAAGACAGCCAGTATCACGGACTACACGCTCTCTTGAGCCATTAATGTAATCAGTTAATTGTGAATCGCTATAAAAGTTTCCGTTTGCATCATGGAGTAATCGTCTGACTTCAGTAATGTAAGTCGATAGAGTTGCCATTTAAACTCCATAAGTCATGCTGCCACCGAGAGGACTTTTCCCCCCGCCCTCTTTTGGGAAGGTAGGGGTACTCTTTCCACCAACGGGGATAACGATTGGTTCTTTTTAGGCGGTTGTGTGGACAAATTCCATTGTGCTAAACGATCCAAACCTTCTTGAAGATCGTTAGCGGTCTTTATCCAACCCAACCTAGCCAAGTGGGTGGTCTTATCTTCTTTACCGTAACCAAAAATATGACGGGCAGCTTCCTCTGAAATCTCTACAGTTGCGCCTTTTTTAAAGTCATAAAATACTCCACCGAAGCCATCTCTTAGGTCTTGGTCTGAGTTATTGGTTACATAAATCATTAGAAGCTCACCACTTGTCCAAATACACAAATATCTACGGTGTTGGCATTACCAGAAGCGGTATTGACATTCACATATAGAGCTTGCGTTGATGCGCCAGAAACAACGGTGTTGGCTGGATATGCAATAGTTAAATCTTGATATTTTCCAGCAGCGCTAACAGCGCTCAAGGTCACATTGGCAACAACCACATTGGCTGCGCCCATGTTTCCAGCACTAGAAATAGTAATACCAATATCTGCACTTGCAACAGTTCCAGAGGGGTTTTGCACCGTCACTTGACGAATGATTACCCCACCAGAATTGCCAGTTGCACCACCGTTGGTTAACCCGCCTGATACGAGAGGAATCTTAATCTGCGCAGTTCCCGTTGTTGCTAGGGATTGCGCAGTCAATTTTCCAATCAAGCCGTATCCAAAACTGTTTAGGTAAAGATTACCTACTGCATTTGGGTTAGCCATTGTTTCTCTCCTTAGTCGTTGTAAGTGCCAGAAGCAGCTTCACCACCGTTTACAGTAGCAAGAGTTACTGT